GTTCTATATATCTTATTATGCAACTGATCTTTATAATGCAGATCGTTACACACATGTTATTTATCGGAGTCCGGTAGAACTGTCCAGAGATATTCGTGCTGGTATCTATCAAGATGTAGATCTTCCAACTCCTTCCATAGGTACCATGACGGCTTTCTCTGAGAAGATGGATACCATTATTGGTTTGTCTCCTTCCTCAGATAATGATCCACAGTATGTTCTTCTGGAACAACACTGTTATCTCAATCTAGAAGAAGAAGATGAAGCATTTCCTTATATTGTAACTGTAGAACAACAATCCAGACAAGTTCTTAGTATTCGTAGAAACTATAAGCAAGATGACCCGAACAAAGAAAAAATAAGCCACTTTGTGCATTATAGATTTGTTCCGGGCTTTGGTTTCTACGGCCTGGGTCTTATTCACTTTCTGGGTAACTTGACCATGAGTGCTACGGCAGCTATGCGTTCTTTAATAGATGCCGGTCAGTTTGCCAATTTACCAGGAGGATTTAAGGCCAAGGGAGTAAGGATGGTTGGCGACAATGATCCTATCTCTCCCGGCGAGTTCAAGGAGGTTGAAGCAACTGGTATAGATTTATCAAAGGCTATTGTTCCCCTTCCCTACAAAGAGCCTTCCTCGACTCTATTCCAGATGCTGAATTTCGTAGCTACTGCTGGTCAGAAGTTTGCGGACAGCACAGAGCAGGTTATCTCTGATGCTGCCTCCTATGGACCCGTTGGAACGACTATGGCTTTACTAGAAGCCAGTAGTAAGTTCTTCACAGCAATTCATAAAAGACTTCATAAGTCTCAAAAGGATGAATTCAGAATTCTTGCCAGGATTGATTATGACTATCTTCCCTCAGAATATCCTTATGATGTTCCCTATGAAGATCGTAGTATATTCAAAAGAGATTTCGACGGACGTATAGATATTGTTCCTGTCAGTGATCCTAACATTCCTAGTAACGCACATCGCATGATGATGGCAAATATGGCCTTGCAAATGGCCCAGCAATCACCTCCCGGTATGTTTAATCTGGAAGCACTAAATAGAACGATTCTTAATGCAGCCAACATGCCAAATGTGGAGGAGATACTTCCACCCAAGATTGAACCAAAGCCGATGGACCCTGTATCCGACATAATGGCAGCTACCAAGGGTATTCCCATTGCAGCTTTTCCAGGACAGAATCATGATGCTCATATCCAGGTAAAAATGGCCTATCTGCAAGATCCGATGAATGGTGCCAATCCTGTCATGGAACGTATCAGGCCAATACTTGAATCTAATATCCAAGAACATTCCATACTGAAATATCAAGAACAAATGAGTGGTATTACAAATCAGATTCTTCAACAAAATCCTGAACAAGCCAATGATCCTGCTGTGGCAGAAATGGTAATGGCTCAAGCTGCTCAACAAATAATGAATGCAAATCAAGCTATGGGTATGGCGCAGTCTCCTGAACAACAACTTGTTGCTCTAGAACAAGCCAAGGTTGAACTGGAGAAACAGAAGCTTCAGTCGGATACAGCTACCAATGCTGCTGAACTGGAACTCAAGAATAAGAAACTTGAACTGGAAGAAAATGAACAGATCATTGGTATGCTCAAGACAGGAGTTACCGATAACTTCAATAGGGAGAAATCCGAGGCAGATCGAGACAGCAAAGAAAAACTGAAAAGCATAGAGCTTATTACAAAAGCTGCTCTGGATAATTTCAATATCAAGAAAGAAGATGAACGGGAAGTTATGAGAGTAATGAAAGATATGCTCATGGCTAACATGAAAGAAAACCAACAACTTGACATGAAGGGTCTTGATTCTCTTGTCAAGATGGCTATATCGCAACAAAAGGAGACGACCAATGATGAAGAAGGGTGATGGTTACTTGGAACATGTACTGAGTAAAAGTAAAACATTTGGAAATCCATTCAAGGAAGATGTCTGGGGTCCACGAAGTAAACGTGGTGTTCTAAGTGAATGGCCTGACTATTCATGGAAAATGCCGGAACCAACAAAAAAATCCCGTAAGAGTACTCTCTACGATTAATGGATATATGGGATGAAGTAGTTATTGGATTTAATGATGAAATAAACCAACTCAAGACTACTTTGGGTAATGGTTCAGCAGAAGATTACTCACACTACAGACAGATTGTCGGGTCCATATCTGGAATAGAATGGGCCAGAGATAATCTGACAACCATTGTAAAAAAACGTATCTATCAGGAGGATGATTAAAAGATGCAACAAGTTAGTATGGGTGCGGCTCTGAAGAACGATCTCTGGGTTACAGATCTGGAAGAGGTTCCTGATCCGAGTCCGCTACCTACGTTACCGGGATTTCATGTTCTGGTGCGTCCTGTATCAGTAAAGAGTGTAACCAAGGGTGGTATATTTATACCGGATTCAACAAAGGATGATATGTCTTACCTAACAACTGTAGCTCAAGTTCTTCAGTTGGGAGACTTGGCATATATGGATAAAGACAAGTTTCCCGGTGGTGCTTGGTGTACCGTGGGCGATTATGTATGTTATGGTAAACATGCCGGAACCAAGCTTTTCTATAAGGGTGTCCGACTTATCCTATTGTTTGATGACCAGATTATAATGAAGGTGGAAGATCCTAAAGATCTTGATCCTACTTTTAATTTAGGAAAAGGCTCTGCCTGATTTGGGAAATCCAACATAATGTGATATAATACTATATGGGCATATTTTTGTCTGAACGTAAATCGTTTGTCTCGTCAACAACGGAGAATAGCATGAGTGATGAAAAAGAAGAGTGGAATGAGGTGGAAATACCTGAATCCGAAGAAGAAGTAAAATCAGTTGAGTATGAAGTAGAAGATATTGATACTCCTCCAGAAGAGGAAGTTGTAGAAGCTAAACCAGAAGAAGCCCCTCAAGAATTGGAGGGTATTGAAACCAAGGGTGCTCAGAAAAGGATAAGACAACTCATCAAGCAAAGAAAAGATAGGGATGAGCAAATCCAAGCATTGATCACCCGGAATGAACAGTTAAATACTCATCTGCAAAGTAAGGATAAAGAATTATTTGATCTAAGTAAAACAAGCTTGGATACTTCCGAGAAACAACTTATAGATAAAGTAGAATTAGCAAGAAAGGTTTATCTGGAAGCTTTTGAGGACAGTGATAAGGAAACGCTCTTGAAGGCTCAAGAAGCTCTTAACGATGCACAGGCAGATTTAAAAATGATTAATTCTGCCAAAGCAGATTATCAGGAAGAGCCAGAGTCAGTACAGCCGGTTTCCCCACCACCTCCCAGACCACAACAGACTTACGATCCCAAAGCTACGGAATGGGCGCAACAGAATGAATGGTTTGGTAAAGATACAATTAGAACGGCTGCGGCTCTTGCCATAGATGCAGAGCTTAAGGGAGAAGGATATGATCCTACTGATGACGAATTTTATGAGGAAATTAACAACAGGCTTCAAGAAGCTTTTCCTCAAAAGTATGAACGTGTGCAGGAAAATACGTCACAACCTGCTCAAGTGGTTTCGGGGGCTTCACGCTCGTCTCCGAACTCAAATCGGAAAGTCAAGCTCTCAAAAGAAGATGTGAGATTGGCACAGAAATGGGGAATACCACTTGAACAGTATGCCGCCCAAAAGCTTAAAGTTAGTGAAGCTGATGGCGAATATACTAATATTAATTAGGCGTGGAGGAAAGAAACATGACAACACGAAATGAATCACGTAGTAATACATTACGGGAAGAAAATACAAGAGAAGAAGAATGGACCTTTGAAGAACCTAATGCTCTAACTATTCCAGACTCTGTACAAGCAAGGTTTGCGAATGATGGCATGTCGTTACGTTGGATACGTATCTCCATTCGAGGTCAAGAAGATATTCAGAATGTAGGTAAGAAACTACAGTTAGGATGGGTCTTCGTAACTCCTGATGAAGTTCCTGAAATGGCTCTTACATCCTTCGTGAGGGAAGAAGGCAGGTATCAAGGTGCAGTCTGTCGTGGAGATGTGGCCTTGGTTAAAATGCCAGCCGGTAAGGTAGCGGCCAGACAGAAATATTATGAGAATAAAGCTAACGATCAGATGGATGCAGTAAATGCACAATTGATGAAGAGTTCTGATTCTCGTATGCCTATTTCTAATACTAGTCGCTCTGTAACAACAAGAGGAAGAGTTCCTTCTTTTCAGGACTAATTCTCGCAATTAAGGAGATGAAACATGTCTACTACTAAAGCATTTCGTGGTTTCATTCCTGCTCGTATGAAGGGTGGCAGCTACAGCAATGAAGCTGTTACTGACATGATCACGCTTACCTCAACAGGTCAAACGGGATCGCCAACTAATAACATTTTCACGGGTGATCCGGTAGTGATGCCGGGGGCAAACTTTGCCACTATTTCACCTTATATTGCGGCTACTTTGAAATCCTCTGGTGTTTTCATGGGTTGCCAATATGTAGAAAATGGAGAACAGAAGTTCTCTCGTTATTGGCCAGGCGGAACGAGTGCCACGGATATTAAGTTCTTCGTGATCACTAATCCTGATCAGGCTTACTACATTCAAGCTTCTCTATCTTTATCAGCAGCAGAGCTGTTAATTCAAAAGAACTATAATGTAACTGTAAGTTCAACTGCAAGTTCTGGTAGCACTGTCACAGGTCAGTCAAGTTACTATCTGGACGGCGCTTCTGGTACTGAAGCAACAGCGGCTGTACGTGTTATTGGCAAAGCTAAGTATCCTGACGAAAAGGATTCGGATGCTTATCCAATTGTCGAGTGCTGGATCAACCAGCATCGTGACAGGTACGTTACAGCCACGGCTTCAACGGCTTAAGAAGGGGGATTTATTATGGCTATTAATAGAGCTAGTATTAACAAAGAACTCCTTCCAGGTCTTAATGCTATTTTTGGGTTGGAGTACGGAGAAGTAAATAATGAACATCAAACTCTCTACGAGGTAGAGAATTCGGATCGGGCGTTTGAGGAAGAAGTCCTCTTCACCGGATTCGGAACCGCTCCTACCAAGGGAGAGGGTGCGGCTGTTTCTTACGATGATGCACAGGAAAGCTACACGGCTCGGTATACTGCCGAGACCGTAGCGTTGGCCTTTGCTATTACTGAGGAAGCAATGGAAGATAACCTGTATGATACGTTTGCAAAGCTTCGTGCCAAAGGTTTGGCCCGTGCGATGGCAAATACCAAGCAGGTCAAGGCTGCAAATCTTTTCAACAATAGTTTCTCTGATACTATTGGTGATGGCGTGGCTTTCTTCTCGGACTCTCATCCAACAGTGGCGGATGGCAATCAGGATAATCTTCTGGCGGCTTCCGATCTCGCAGAATCAACTCTAGAGACGGCTCTTACTGCCATTCAGAAAACCAAGGATGATCGTGGTATTCTGATTGGTGCGAGTGCGGTGTCTCTGCATATCCCAGTTGATTACTGGGCGGTAGCTGATCGTGTTCTGAGCAGCCCCGGCAACACTCAAACGAGTGCGGCTGCTGCTGATCCGAATACAAATGCGATCAATGCTATTCGTCATATGGGTATGGTTCCTGAAGGCTATCACATCAATCGTCGGTTTACCGACACTGATGCATGGTTTGTCAAGACTGACGTTCCGAACGGTACTAAGATGTTTATCCGTTCGCCACTTCAGACTAAGATGGAGCCAGATTTTGATACCGGCAATCTCCGGTTCAAGGCACGGGAGCGTTACAGCTTTGGTGTTTCGGACTGGCGTGGCTGGTACGGTAGTGCTGGTTAGTAACTCTAGTAGAGGGAGTGGTATAATGCCACTCTCTCTTTACTACTATAAGGAGTGATCTGAATGGCGATTTCAGTTAAACGAAGAGAGCCAAAATCTAAATTTAAATCTAAAGGTAAGTCGTTTACGAAGGATTTAGTTTATACAAAGCGTGGTCGTAGCGTAAAAAGAGGATTAAAAGGTAAAAAGTAAAGGGGAAATGTAAATGGCTACAAATATCAAAGTTGCTATAGCCACAGGTGATGCAGTACTTAAATATGTGGATACAGATACCACGGTTGGCAACAATGGTGGGGGTGATAGTCCTGTTCCAACCGTTACTCGTATTCTTTCTATTCATGCCTTGGCAACTGCTGCTGGTCTTTACACTGTTAAGGGACAGCGACAGATTACAAATAAGACAGCCGAAGGACAGGCCATACAGTTTCAGGTAGCGGCTAATGAAGCTTCTGATATCTATATGGGTGAGATTGGTGTTCCTGTATACGGAGTTGTGAGCGTTTCCGGTCCTACTGATGGCTGCGTTCTTACTGCATTCATAGGCTAATAATGCCTAATTTTTCGTATCTTAAAACAGATCTGATTAATACAACGGAAAATGATTCTTCAGACTTTTCTTCACAAGTTTCTGTCTTTGTAAAGAAAACAGAATATCGTATGATTAAGGATCTGGATGATGCAGGTCTGAATGAATATTCAGCAATTACTCTGACGGCAGGACAATGCACAGTATCTTTGCCGAATGATCGTGTTCGTGTTGTTCGCAATGTGAATTATACTACCAGTGCATCTAGTGTTCGAGTCAATCTTCTTCAAAGAACAATGGAATATGCAATAGACTACTGGCCTGTAAGTAGTTCTACAGGTAATCCTAGATATTATTCTGTACGAAATAATACACAGATTTATGTAGTTCCGACACCTGCTTCTACCTTGACAGGGGAGATTCAAACTGAATCTATACCTCTGGCTTTGGCATCAGCCACAGGAACAAGTGCTACCATAAGTAATTACTTCAGTGAGTTTTGCTATGAGGCATTATTTGCTGGATGTATGGTTGAGGCAACAATGTACATGAAAGATTGGAATACTCTTCCAGCATGGCAACAGCAATACCAGAGTTCTATCGATTTATTACGTAATCAGGCTAGAAGGACTAGGCAAGATGATATGGAAATTGCAGCCTCTCCTGCTGGTGGCCCCGATACAATTATGCAAGGATCAAGTTAATGGCAGATAAATTTGGTAAGAGAACACATGCAGAAAGAACAAAATATTTTGAATCTCATCCACGAGAAGGAGATCCAGCTCCTCCTCATCCACATGTTGGACGATTAAAATCAAAAGCAATTCAAGATAGAATTAAAAAAGCAGCTAGAAGTTATCCACTATCAAAGAAAAAATCTAAGGTAAAATCATTTCCTAGAGACTATAGTGATAGAACTCCTAAAGTAACTAGTCCTCCTGAACCTAAGAGAGCACCAAGGAAGCAATATTTTCAGGGTTTAAGAAATAGACTTGCTAATTTAGGATTTGGTTGGGATACGATTGCAAATATGAAAGACCAAGATTTACCTAAAGCTGTAAAATCTGCTAACGAAGTGTTCGGATCTCAAAAAAAAGAAGGAGGAAAAGTTATGAAGAAAAAAGGTGGTGGTAAAGTTCTTTATAAAAGACATGGTGGTATGAGTCATGTTGGCCTATCTCCTGCCGAGGAAGCACGGGCTGGTACAATGTCTGAACTTGAACGAGCAAGGTATATGCAGGGAGGTGGTCCTATACATACTACATTTCCTAGACGAGCAGTTCCTCGTACTGAAGGTAGAGAACCAGAGGTAGATTTGTTTCCAAAAGTAGAAAGAAAAAAGGGTAAAAAAGTAGGAAAGAAGAAGCAGGGCTATAAAGCTCGTAAAGATGAGTCAATTGCTATGCGAGTGAAGAAGAAGAAGAAGCGTACCAAGAAACAGCTTAAAGCCAGTCGTCGTGAGTCTTACGGTAAGTGGGGTAAAGGTAAAGGTAAGGGTAAGATCAATCGTGTCTCTCATAAACAAACTGATGGTAATAAAGTTGTAGCTTCTATTTATGATTAATAGAGCAAGTGTAAGGCAACAAATTATGAAATCACCTAAGAAACGTAAACCTCCTTTAGGTTCAGGTAAAAGATTTAAAAGTCTTACTCGTAAACTGAAGAAACGTGGTGCTAAAAATCCTAAAGCTCTTGCAGCCTTCATAGGTCGTAAGAAGTATGGTCCAAAGAAAATGGCCAAGATGGCCGCAAAAGGTAGAAGGAGAAAAGGATGACAAATGAAGTTGTAGCGAGCAGTGTCATGGATCACTGGATGATATCTATTATCGCTTTAATTGTAGTTTGCGGTATTGGATATATGGCTTGGAAAAAATTTATGAAGAAGGATAAGTAAAATGAGGGGACCATATTTGTTACTTCAATATCCTCCCAATCTTAATAAGATACTTGGGAAGCCGACTGGTCAGGGCTATGGTGCTGCCAGGAAGGGACCGGATGTACAAGGACCACCGGAAGATGTAGTTGTTGATGAAGACTACCAAACCGGCAAATCTTTTAAAGTAGAGGACTAGTTATGGCTGAATTACTTCGTCTATCCAAAGAAAATAGAAAGAATCTGAGTGCTAAAGATCGAAAAGCACTTGATTCTGCACGTTCTGCGATTGAGATGAAAATAAAAGTCCAAAAGGATGCAAGTAAAAGAGGAGATACTAAGGTAGCTCAAAATATTCAATCGCAGATAGATAGAGCTGTAGCACGTTTTAATAAAAATATTACGAAATATAGAAAATCTGCTAGTATTCCTGTAATTAAATCTCCTACTGATTCTTCTAAGCGTCGTCCTACCAGAGCTGAAAGAGAAGATGAACGAAGGAAAAGAGAAG